AGTCACAGTTCTAAGTGAATTAATCTCTACAGAGAATTTCATTTCAGCAGGATCTGTGTACTTCTGAAGCATTGCACAAGTTAACTTCGTGGTAGGTGTGAATAGCTCTATCACCTCTGTAGTGTTAATATATCTCCAAGTGTATTCTGCAATATGATCAGTAAGTATGGCTGGCATCTCTAATGGCCCATTTACAATATTAGAATCATATTCTAACCAACGATTTATAATACTAGTTGTGCTGGTGGTAAACTGAGCATATCCATCTCCTAATGGAGTGTCATAATCATATATAGCATAGCCTTCCCAATCAACCATAGGAGCAGTGGTAACTAATGTATATGTAATCCAAGTCCCATAAGACCATCTACCACTTGCTCTACTACTCTGCGTGGTAGTATTAGTTGCAGTAACATTACCACCAGCTATTTTGCAAAGCACTGATTCCCAGACGTAATCTGTTCCAGTAAAGCTAGCAGTGTCAGCTACAAGAAGCTCTAGATACATCGCTATGCCACGATACTTTGGGCCTTTGGTATTATTATACAATGTATATAAACCTGATGGGAATAAAAGACTAAACTCCATCTTATCCATGGAAGTAGTCTCTACAATAACAGTCAGAGAACTATCATGAATCATATATCCAGGTGTATCAGGGCCAAAAGGAGTAAGTGACACCTCTCTAGTAGACTTACTATAATCATAAGAACTACCAAAGTCACTCTGGGAAATCATGCCAAGTCTATTATCATGAATCAACTTCGTAGCATTCAGCGCATCTGGGAAGATAATACTATCTATACTCTCCCAAGGGCCGAGGCCATAGGAGACTATAAAGTCATAAGACTCAGCAGAAACAGTAGGGCTTACAATAGAAAGACTCTTAGAAGCAGAGATGATGTTTCCACTACGTAACTTAAACTGTCCATACCACATAGGCATGGAGATGCCCTGTTGCTGAGTAGAGATAGGGTCTAGAGCATATGCAGAGTGAGGAGGCTTATCCTTAGTCTCAGGAAAGGGCATGAGCTTGTTAACTAACATCCCACCAATGATATTAGTCGCAGTCATTCCCGCGATCATAATAGCAGTTTGTCCAGCAGTCAACACAGTCCCAGCAGCAGTACCAGCGAGATATGCTCCACTGATAGCGCTACCAACTCCCATAGAGAGAACACTAACTCCTATGAGCGATACCATCCTTAGCGTACTCTTACTATCCCCATTCCCTCCACCACCAGCGATGATAGGACGGATAACTACCACATCTTCCTCTGTAGGAAAGATCTCTGCCCACATAGAAGAGTCGAGAATAACTCCATTGACAATAACTTCCCACTCCCCAGCAGGAACCTCAGAGGCAACTAGATCTTCTATAGAGCCTAGGAAGATAAACTCCTCTCCTAGTTCTACACTATCTTCAAAAGCATTTAAAACTCTCTTCAATCTTGCCATGTGTAAAATCCTCTCACTTTATTCTTCCAGGGGTCTTTGTCAAATCTTTCTATAGTAACCCTCGTACCTGACATAATATGAATAAATCTATTATACTCCAAAACCACCCCTACATGATTCACATAAGGGTGGGTGAGAGAGAAAGTTACAAGACTATACAACTCTGGAGTATCTAACTTCTTCCACTTCCCACTAGCTTTCCCTATCTCCTGATCTATATCTCTTGGAGTAATATAACTCACTTGGGGAGGAAAGTCAACTCCTACTCTCCTCCCCACTTCTAGTGCCAGTCCATAGCAGTCATAGAGTAGCGGCCCTCTAGCGCCGTAGGAGAATTCTTTTCCGAGAAGATCAGAGAACATTACACGATCCTTACTTCTGGGTTGTAGAGGCCAGGAAAGCCTCCGAAGTTGGAAGTATTGGCATAGGCTTGGCATTGTACCCATGTGCCGTTGCAGGTAGTCTCTGCTCCAGCGTACTTACACTCAGCACCTTTGAAGTGTTGTACCCAGTTGCAATAATGTGCCATGTAGGTGTAGAGTGGGAATCGTTGCCGGAGAGGGTTAGAGCTACCTAGGGTAAAGCTTACCCAGTAGTTATCTACGCTGCTACTGAGAATAGTAAACTCCCTTTGCAACTCTGCATAGTTCTCCGTAAGATGCTCAGAGGAGACTAGGGTGAAGATTACATTCCCACCTACACCACCATCATATTCTCGCAAGATCTGATTAAAGGTATTAGCGATGTTAGAGACACGAATACCAAGGGAGGGAATATCCCCTTTACTCGTCCAACTAGAGGTATCTATCTCCATAGGAAACGCAGTGTAAGTCTCCCCTCCAAACACAACATCTACATTATTCTTCACCAACCTGACTACTGTAGCATACCCAGGAATTGTAATCTCCAACAGTGTCAGCCAAGCACTGTTGGAGGATAGTCTATTGCTCTCACTTAGGAGAGTGGAGGATAGATTGAGCATATCATACCTCTTTCAGAGTTATATCTGCTATTTTATACCAGCCACTAAGTGCTCTGGTGAAGGATAGAGGAGCATCGTAGAAGACTGTGAAGGAGTTGGAATCTAGGTCTGTCCAAGTGAAACTAGTATGTGTCCCTACTGAGTTGAAGTGAGTGACTAGTAGATCCCTATCAGCTGTGGATAGAAGATCATATTGGACTTTGAAAAGTCTTCTAGCTCTCGTAAACCTAGGCCGCCTAAACTCATATCCAGCTTCTATACTATGCTTAATGCTGTTATCCTCATTACTCGTCTCTATATCTATCGCTCTGCGTGAAAGTGTCGGGAATGCCATTTCTTTATCCTCTCATTGAGCTACGGAAAGAAGGGTTACTGGACATTTGCTTGACTATGATAGAAGTGACGTATTTCTCACCATCAAATTGAGGAGTGCCTTGGGTAGCTGTTAGTGGCGTTCCACTTTCATTGATGAAGTTGATGGTAGTGGAAGGAGCACTAGCTTTGCCATAGCCTTTGGACTCAGCATTGCTTAACACTCTCTCTGGCCCCTTCTCTGCAAAGGAGTATGTAGCTCCACTAGCCCCTACACCCCACACAGGCTCATTAATCATCCCACCTGTAAAGAGATTATTATCCATGAGGGATAAATTACTTCCCACTGGGAAAGGCCCACTACCAGACAGACTAAAGTCAGAATTAGTAGGTTGATAACCCGTAGAGGTTTGTGGAGTACCAAAGAAAGTACCAGATAATCCATCCATTATCCCAACTGCATTTTTAGCAAACTTTAGTTTCATCATGGCTGTGAAGTACTCACTAACCATATCAGCCAGCATATCACTGAAGCTCTGCTGAATGCTTTTCAACGCTCCTTGGAAGAACTGAGCAAAGGAAGTAATCTCGTGATTGAACACACTACTGAATAACCCACTAAAACTATTCCCGAGGTAACTACCAAAGGAGTCAAACGAGAGCTTCATCTTATTCATCTCGAAGTCCCAGTTGGTAGAAAGTCTCTTCTGCTCTGCTACTATCAGATCTATAGCTTCTCTCTCCTCAGCAGCAGTTTTAATAGAACTACCGAAGTAAGTACCTAAAGATGCTTTTGCTTGAATCTTTGCTACCAACTCTTCCCTATTAATCCTCTTCTCTATCCCCTGTGTATATTCCTCTTGAGCAGAAATAACAGTATTCCAGAAATTGATCTGAGAAGATTGATAAAGCTTTACTTGAGCAGGAGGCCCCATACCATCTTTAGGAAAGTCTAGCCCCATCCCAGAGAATATATCCAGCTCGAACTTTTCAAGTTCATCAGAGGAGAAGTACTCTTGTACACGCTCGTAAATACTAAGTGTCCAAGCATCTGCGAACTCTAACCCTGCTTTGTGCCCAGCTTCTTTAGAGGCTTTACCTGCTTTGTCATCTACTCCTCCAGGAGCGGATAGCCCTGTAACAGCCTTTTGCATTTTATCTGCTAGAGCTTTACTAGGAGGAATATAATTATCAGTGAATACTAATCCATCACCAACTACGAAATTCTCAAGCCCTTTGAGAATCATCTGCCCTTGATCCACAAATCCTTGAATGACATCTAGCCCAGCTTCTTTTGCTTGCTCTAATCCACCTAGAGTCTTTAATGCCCCAAAGTAGTCCTTAGTGAGGATCTGCATTAGCCCTTTAGCAAGAGTAGGAAGGGCATTCTTCCCCATGTCTATGATGATGTTCTTAATATCTGCTAAAAGTCGGAATAGTGTCAAGAAAGGCATTATCAGCCCTCCATAGATCACCTGTCCTACTCCTAACAACATCTGCCCCCATTCCTTCGCCCACTCCCAACCTTTGAAGAATACTTTGTAGACCTTCTCACCAAACTCAGTAAGTCCTCCTTTAGCATCGAAGAGTGAGTCGTTGAAAGCACTTAGCCCATTCAGCCAGATATCATAGAGTCCAGTAGCCTCAAGTGCTGTAGCAGAGATAACACTAAGATTCGCCTTCAGCACCTCATGCTGCACCCCAAGGTTCATATTCGCAGCTTTGATACTAGGCTCCATTTTAAACATCTCAGAAGAGAGCTTTGCCCACATTTCCTGCGTAGTCCCACCTTCGTTACGGATCTTCTCTATAGCCTTGGAGAGTTCTGGCATGGAGTTATTTACAGTACGAGCGAATTGATCACTCATCCTAGCTTGACCAGAGAAGAACGCTTGAAGCTCTTGGCGAATCTGCCTAGTGTCCTGCTTGGTATTACTCGCTATCTCCTGAATCAACTTCATACTAATGATAGACTCTCTCAAGTTATCATTGTCTACCACAACTCCGAATTGCGCCAGTTCCCGTGTACCAGCAATAAACTGCTCCATAGTCAGGCCATACTGAGGCAGCAAGGTAGTAACCCTACCTATAACCTTTGTAAAATTCGCAAAGTACTGAGTATAATTATCCGCAAACGTCTTACCATTCTTAGTAACCATCGCTAACATACCAGCTACCATAGCACCAGAGCTACGGATGTCATCCATTACCTTGACACCACCAGCGAAGATGTTGAAGGCATATCTCGCTGCTTGTGTCACAGCTCTTAATGCTCCATAGATAGCACCGAAGCCTAGTCCTATCCGCCCAAAGTGCTGCCACCAGCCTTGAAGAGTATCTTGGATCTGCTTACTAGGGAGAAGGAATTGATGCGAAGCTTGAGTTGCTTTCTTAATCTCATTAGTAAACTTAGCAATAGAAGCTGAAGCAGCATTTACAGGACTAACAAATCCAGCCCAGCTATTCTTAATAGGATTGGATAAGTCAGTACGATAGGCAGAACTCTGCCCACCTAACACAGTACCTTGCTGAGAGAATTGCCGAAAGTTAGACGGAGCAGAGTTAAAACTAGCAACTCTCTGCTTTATTACAAGTAACTCCTGTTCCTTCTTTATCAGAGAGTTAAGCTGAATCTTCTCCTGCTCTAACTGAGCTACAATCCTCTTCCCACTAGCCACAACAGCATCATTAGCAGTCTTCAACTCTGTCTGATTCTTCAGCACAGAAGTTGCAGCTTTACTCAGCTGCTTAAACCCTTCTATGAGCTTAAGATTCTCAGAGAAGGTATTACCTAACCCTTCCCCTACTTCATTGAGTCTATTATGCAAAGTCCCAAGATCTTTAAGACTCTTCTCAAGTCCTGCAATCTTAAAACTAGCTTCTACACTACCGATATTCATAGCCCTCTACCTCCTTCCTCTAAGCATATCCCAAGTAGCATCTACCTTTTCTTGGGGAATTTCCTTTACTACCTTAAACGGATTAAGCAACTCGTTCATCTGCTTATTCAACTTCGCTTGTTCACCTTTTTCCATATTAGCCATGTTGACTTGTTGGCCTATCAACATGACCTTGTAGGCATTCTGCCGCTGTGCTTCTTTGAAAAGCACTTCTAAGTGTGAGGGCAAAAAAGAAGCGAGTTCTTCCAGTTTATACTGTGAGAACTCGCTTGCGATCCTTCCTATGATGAAGAGTTTACGAT